TGGGACAATGGAGCGAACGTCTGGATCTTCCGGGTCAAGCTCGCTTTCCATATACAATCCGCGACTGTCCTCCCGAAGTGTCAAAGTTCCAGATCGAGTGCGGGCCAGCGGTAGCCCATCGTGATTAACCAGGAACACAACATCGTCGCGGCCGATGGCGTCACGGAATGCGCCGGGGGCAATGACTTCGCGGAACATTCCGCCAATGTCAGCCTCTTCGTTGAACACGGCGGCATAGCCAGACACCTTGATTGCTTCGCCATCCATTCGAATTTCAACCGGCTTGCCGGCTCTAAGTTCATGCTTCATTGCTTGTTCCTTCTGTGGCCGGAGGTGTAATGGGCTGGGAGCCGAGCGGGACTGTGGCGCCCTGAATCATTAACTTGTTGCCCTCGTCCATGTCTGAACGGTTTTCTTGCCTGCGAGCCTCGTTCGGTGTAAGTACGCCGTTCTGTATGCCGGATGCGTATCCATCCATGCGGGTCTTGAAGTCGCCACGCAGCAGGCCATCCAGATTGAACTCGACATAAAACTCATTATTCAGTTTGCCGAAAAGCTTCAGGTTCATTTCCTGTTCTGTCTGCTCTACCCATCGCTTGACGGTATGCTTAACAAAATGAAGATCCTGCTGCTCAGTGTTGCTGAACGTGCCGTTGCTCAAATCCTGCAGGAAAGTCGGTGGCAGAGAATAGATTCGGGCGTACTCTTCGATTAGAAAGCGTTTTAACTCGACTAGCTGAGACTTCTCAGGATCAATGCCAATGCTCTTGATTTCGTGCCCGGCGGGCAGAGATAAGGCGAGACGGTTTTCTTTAGCCGCTTTACGTATAGCGCTTTGAAGGTCGTCCGATGCGCGCTGGAGGGCGGCACCTGACTCAAAGTTGCCGGTAATCATAAAGGGCGGAACGCCGCCGTTCTGGAATAGCTTTGAGCCGTAACGTGTGGCTGCCAATCCCAGGCCAATGGTGTCAGCGTTGCTCAATATCGGACTGCGGCACCTCATCATGTCTGAGTGCAGGCTGAACGGAATATCGATGATTTCATTGGCTGAGTATGGGATCTCGTTACGGCCCCGCTCCTTGTAGCGGTATACCTTGCGCCCGCCGCGCATTTCGATCTTTACCGTCTCGGGGTTGAGCGGCCATAGATTGATGACCCGGCCCGCCGCATTTCTTTCGATAAATGTAAGCGACCGCCCGCCCGTGAACACCTGTTCATAACAATACTTTCGGGCGTCAAAGCTGCTGGTTTCGTCGTTCCATGAGTCGTGCAGGATCTTGGCAAGAGGGCTATCGACTTTCTCTCTTCCGTTTTCTGTCTTTTGGTACAGGTTAAGGGGCAGTCCAGCCATAGTGCCGCTTATAAAATTCACAGCCGCCCATATGGCGGGCACCCCCATAGCTTTCTCGATTGTGACTGTGATGCCTGAAGCGCTCAGTCCGCCTGATACGTTCAGAAAATCAATGACGGCCTCGGAGGAAATAGGGACACGCGGATCCTCAATGCTCGACCGCTCCTCTGGTGCTTTTCTATTTCGGTTCCAGAAAGCCATATTTAGTCCAATATTGAGAAGTTTTCGTTTTCCCAAGGGGAGGCTGGCGACTGATCTTCGCCATGCCGAATTGCACGGCTAAGGGCCATGATGGTGCCCACAACGCCATCGATTTTTGATTCTGCGCGCTCTTTGTTGGGATAGATGTTGTCTTTTGCGTCGATTTTGGCGACCACGTTCGACACCATCCATGTCAGCACGGGGCAGTTGCCGTGGGCCAGCTTGCGCTCCAGCACCAGCTTTTCCATCTCCTTCATCGGCTCGCTGATGTTCTGCACGGTTTGGCGCACCTCAACCATCTGCAAGCCTTCGGCTTCCATTTCCTGTGCCAGCTGGGTGGCTTGCCAAGGATCGTAAGCAACCTGCTCAAGATCGAAACGGCCGGCGAACTCGCGCAGGTCGTCTTTGATAACTTCGTACTCGATCACTTCACCATCCGTGAGCGTCATCATTCCGAGGTTGTTGAACTCCATGTAGCGGCTGGAGTTGCTATCCATGTGCTCCAGCACCCGGGCTTCAGGCAGGTAGTATCGGCCGTGCAAGTGCCAGACCGGGTCGCCTTCAATGGGCGGGAAAAGCAGCAGGGTAGCGGCTACGTCAATCTTGCTTGCGAGATCCAGCCCGGCAATGCAGCGCCGGCCTTCCAGTTCCGCCAGAGTCTTGCGTTTTGGTTGGTTTTGCCATTTCAGCATATTCATCCACGCCGACTTTGCACCCACCCATTCGTTCAGGTGTTTGGTGCGGAATGTTGCCTGTTTGGATGTGGACTGCATGGCTTCGCGCTGGCGCGATACAAGGAAATCACCCGACACTGAAATGTCATAGTTTGGATTGGCTTTGCGCAGTACATTTTCGTCTGTCCAATCGTCGCCTTTGTCGATGGTGTAGAGCATCGCCCACAGGTCATCGCGCTGAATCGCACCTTCCAGCATTCGCTCGCAGTCGCGTACAAGCTGATGACAGGGCCCGCCGATACTTGAGCCAGCCGTGGTTATTACCAGCATCAGCGGTTGTTCCCGGGCACCCATGCCGGTTTCCATGGTATCGAATAGGGTTGAGTCCTGGTGTTCGTGGTACTCATCCACTATCGCGCAGGAAGGTGACGATCCATCACCAGGCTTTCCGATAACTGGCTCAAAACGGCTGCCGTCTTCCATTCTTATCAGGTTGCCGGCGTTCACATCGATTCCGAAATGCTCGCGCAGCTGCGGTGTGCGCTCTGCCATTAGTTTGGCTGGCCTGAATACTTCCCAGGCTTGCTTCTCTGTCGTGGCGCCGGAGTAGATTTCCGCGCCGAATTCGCCATCAGCTGAGAACATGAACAGACCCAGGCCACCGCCGATGATCGACTTCCCGTTCTTTCTTGGAACAAAAACCATGATGGTTCGGAAGCGCCGAGTTTTATCCTTCTTCCGAATCCACCCGAACGGAACGCAGATGGCGAACAGCTGCCAGGGTTCCAGCCTGATTGTCTCGCGCTTACTGGCCCACTTGCCCTTTGTGTGGGGCAGTAGCTGCATGAACTTGGCGACTTTCTCCGCCAGCGCTGGCTCAAACTTGTAAGGGTATGCACGGGTTCGGCTGGCCCGCTTGTCGTCAAAGTGCCGCTGGCACGCAAGCTTGATCCATTTGCATGCCGGTGTCTTACCGGCGATCACCATGCGCGCGTAATCCTCCGCCTGCTTAACCAGCGGATACTTCTTTGCAGTGGTCATTAAAGTACAGCGAACGGGTTACCCTGGGCTTTCTTCTGAGCAGGGCCGGCAACTTTGGCGCGGTCAGAGGGCGTCATTCCGAACTTTCCGAGCAGTGTTTCCAGTCGAACCAGCTTGGCCGCGGTGAACTCCACCGGATCTAGCCGGAACTGGTCGAGCAGGGCGCAGCATATTTCTAACGCGAACCTATCCGCTTCTGTAATCACATTCTTCGGCGCAGCTTTAACAATGTCTTTCCAGATTTCACGCTGAGCAGCCGGTAGGTGCAAAGGGCAAGATTTAAGCTTGCCCGTATCTGGGTCTTCACGCTCGCGCTGGGGGTTCTTGTCGAACGCTCCCTTCATTTTTAGCACGTTCGTCGGAGTGCGTGGTCTGGCCATTTCAAAACCTGAATTTTGTGGACGTAAAAAAGTGACTACCCCAACGGTCTATTTCTCGCACCGATCTAGAGATTTGACCCACCCCTCCCTTTTTCTGGGGAGCTTCCAAAGCCTGAGTCTTCCGTGGCGGTCTTTTCAGAGTGATGGCTATGGCAAAGTGCCTGGTAATTAGATACGTCCCAGAACAGCGCCTGGTCGCCTCTATGAGGAACGATGTGATCCACATCTGTTGCAGCTTTCACTCTGCCTTCTGACTGACAACGCACGCACAATGGATTGCTCTGCAGAAACGCCAGCCTGACCTTCCGCCACTTATGTCCATAGCCTCGTTGCGCGCTGTTGCCTCGGCGTTGATCGTGGTCGCGCTTTGGCTTCTTGGCCAGGCTGGCGTGAGCCTCACAGTATCTAGCACCCCTAACCAGAGCAGGGCAAGCCGGGGCTGAGCATGGCTTGAGCGGACGCAATCCCATTACACAGCTACCTCACGCTTATTAATCTCACTCATGTTCGGTTACCCACTCGCGCAGTAGGCCCTTGTCGTCATTGCATAGGCTGAGCATGGACTGCAGTTTCCCTGCGTACTCGGCAACGTGCACCCACTCAGTGCCGGTGTACTCAGGTACCGGGCACTCAGAGAGAAGAAAGGCCGGTGGGTGTAGGTAAACGGTGTTGGTCTTATAGATCGTCTGAGGACTTGCGCAGCCAGTCACCAACAGCAGCAGGGTGAGACTCGCCAGCACATTGATTGCCTTTGAGTGCGTCATGTAGTGCCTGCTTTGCTTGAGTTAGCTTTGATTCTGCGGTTTTTCGTGATTCGATTTGCCGCAGCGCCAAATGATCGCGGCTTAGGAGCTCTTTCTGCAACGTATCTGCAACGGCTTTCTGGCTTTCTGCACTGTCTGCCAGCTGCGAATTGACTTCATTCAGCCGCTGGGTTTCGCCGGCCAATTCCTGGTTGTTGCTATAAAGCCACCAGATCACAGCGCCCATCGCTAAAAAGGATGTACCGGCAACCGCGTAAACGGCCATTTTAATTCGCCCCGTTAGCATTCCAATCATCATGGTTTGCCCTTGACGGCTTCGACTGCATTGCCGCCGTAATAATAAAGAAGGTTCGCGCTAAATACCCACGCCAACGTTTGAGCCAGCGGCACAATGTCGGCGCCGATGCTGCCAATTAAGATCTGGGCGAGGATGATGTAAAGGCCAACCAGACTGGCGTAGGCCATCATTCGGCGATGGAACCACCATTGGTTCGGATTCGGATGTTCAGCGGTCACTTTCAATGACTCGATCCAGCTTGCTCTCAATGCGAAGCATGTGGCCCCGGATCTCGTCAAACTTCTTGTCTGTGCGCACCTGGTCATCAGCTCGCGTGGTTTGCAGGTGCTGGATGTTCAGTGCGTTGCTATTTACTCTGCCGTTTACATCCGAAAAGTAGATGAACAGCG